TTGTAAATCTGCTTTTAATTTTGCTTGTAAATCTTTATCAGGAACTGACTTCTCGATTGTATTAAATAAGATTTTTGCGAGAGGTGCTACAGCTCCTAACATTTGAATCATGGTTTAGTACCACTTCGCTTTTCTTTTCTTATCCGGTAGCATTCTTCTTTGTCCACCAACTTGTTCAAGTTGTGTTTCTTGTGGATTAGAAACTTCAACATCAACTGCTTGTGCATAACCATCACTATTTAAAAATTGTGAATGATCTACTAGATTACCATACTCTGATCTTGACGTACCATTTACTGAACCACCTTTTGCCATTGGCTTTCTAGACTGACCTGCTTCTGATAAAGCAATTGCAATTGCTTGTTTTGGGTTTTTAACTTTTTTTGAAGATTGACCTATATTAAGTTCTCCTCTTTTAAATTCTCTCATCACCTTACCAATTTTTTTCTGATCATTTTTCATGTTACATTCCTCTTATTTTCATTTGTTGGACGCCTTGTTTTGCAAGACTTACTCCGGCACGTAGTTTAGCTAATTCTTCGGTTTGTTCAAGCTTATTTTCTTGATTTGTTTGATTCATCATAGCTTTTAACTTATCTAAATTAAGTCTTTCTTCAGCTTCTTTACGTTTTTGCTCGTTTTCCATAGCTTTTAAGTCAACTTCACGTGATTTTAACTTTAAAAGTGGATCAGAATCTAATTGACCAATCAACTTATTCTCCTCATCAGCATAATCTTTAGTCATTTCAGCTATTAATTGAGCTTTTCTTGATTCAATTTGAACAGTTATGCTCTGAATTTGTTGAACAGCTTGTGGATTCATTTGTGCTTGTTGTTGTAATATAGGTAATTGTTGTAATTCTTGTATAAATTCTATTTGAACTTGCTCTTGAGCCATAATTGATATGTGTTCAAGTATATTTTTTTGAATAGACATAACAGTTGCAGGATTATTTTTAACCATATTCAATTGCATAAAGTTTAAATGAGCTTCAACATGTGCTTTATGATCTTGTCCTGGAAATGCTTGATAAGATTGACCAGCCATTGCAGTAATATGTTCTAAACTTGGATCCATTGGCATAGGTTGTTTTGGTGATGGAAGAATTAAGTCTATATTTTTAACTCCAATCGCTTCATACATAGATCTATATGCTTGATAGATGTCATGTATCTGTGGATTAGATTGAGCAAGTTGTAATTGTGTTTGTGCTAAATTAATTCTTTGTGATTGTGAAAATATATTTGGATCTGCAACTGGAAGAATATCAATCTTTTCATCAAAGTCAGTTTGTTTAATTTGTCTTTGTCCACCTACTACATCGTATGGATAAACAGGTGGTAAATAAGTTGAAAATACATTTGCTAGTAATTCAAATTCATTTTTAAGTGCTCCATAAATTCTTTTATGGATTGCAGACATCACACGCGATCCTCTTTCAAGTAATGCCATCGTAGTGCCTACGGCTGCTTGTTGATTCATATCACCAACTTGTGCATCAGCAATACTTGCGAATCTTTGTCCTGCATCTACTACAATACCCATTAACTGTAATAATACTTGGTCAGGTCCTTTAAATGGTAAAGGCATAAATGCATCTCTTAAATTACCTCCAGGTGCATCAACATCTCTAAATTCTCCAGGTTGTAATGGTTGAGCATCATCTCTGACTCTAATGCCACGCATTTTAAACCCAGATGGTAAATTAGCTAAAGTTCCTGCATCTAATAATTGTCTTAAAGCTGATGTTGCAGTTCTTGATAATCCACCAATCATGTGAATTAATCCAAATCCATAAAATCCAAGTCCTGGTAAAAATTTAAAGTGTACAAAGTAATTTGTTCTATTTTTTAATGGATCGTCTGATTTATAATTACGTTTGATAGATAAAACTTCTCGTGAAGATTCTTCAATAGTTACAACGTATGGAAGTTTAATACCTGTGGGCTCACCCGTTTGAGGATCTTTATCTTCAAAACCTTCTAAATCTAAATTAACATGACATTCCAATAGAGTATAAATGTCTTCTTGTTTTTCAACTCTAACACCTTCTAATTCTCTTTGTTTACTTTTAATTTCATCTTCTTTTAATGGTGGTTGTCCAAGTTCTACATCTCTATAGAAACCACTAACTTGTTGTTTACGTAAATCATTTTCAGAAATTTTAATTACATGAATAACTGCTTCTGCATCTTCTAGTGATGTTGCTGAATAAGGAACAATTAAATCTTCAGCCGGAATAAATTTAGATACCGCTCTTCCAAGAAGAGCATCATAATAAACTTTTTTAAATGTAGATCCTGATAGTGGTAAATAAAATAACATCTGATCAAATTCAGGTTCGTATTCTTTCATAACATTCATAATTTGATAGTTCATGAATTCTTTAACTCGCATCGCTTGATCTTCTTTATTACGATCAGTTAAACCTAAAATTTGTGTTCGCACGGGCCCGTCCGCGGGAAGCAATTCTTTGTAAGCTTGTGCTTGAAACTGTGTTACTGATTCTGCAAGAACTGGATGTGTAACTCCTGATGCACCTTTAAATGGTTCTGTTCGTCTTTCATATTTAAATCCTAATAGGTCTAAACCATTTGTATATGCCATTTCCCAATCTTGGCGTGAAGATCTATAATCATTATATTTTTCATCTAATTCAGATCCAATGTCTGTTAAAATACTTTCATCTAAAAACTCTGCAAGGTTTGCGTAATGATCTTCTCCTCCTGGAATAGATGCAACACTTGGATCAAAAGAAATTTCCGCACCACCATCTTCACTCATGTTAATTTCAACAGGAGAATCTGTAGGTTGTATTTCTTCTTGAATAGTTTGTTCTATTTCAGCTTGACCTGGAATTTCAATAGTAGTTTTTGTATTGGGTAATGACTTATCAATTTCTGCCATGATTAACTATACCTTCTTCTGAATAATGTTTCAACACCTTGTGAGTCAGGACCTTTAGCAGGTGGCACTGTTTTTGTCAATCCACCATTAGCAAAACTAGCTAATCCACCATCCGCATAATCAATATCTTGTTCTATTGGGTCTGGGTATCTATTCATAATATCTTCATAAGGAGATTCTTCTACCATCTTTCTACCTTTTGCTCTTTGTTCAATTTTTTTTACATCTTTTATTTTTCCAGTTCCAATTTTTTCTAATCTTTCAACATCACTATAAGCGTCTTCAATACGAAAAGTATCATAATCAAATTCAAAATCTCCTGGTTCAGCAAGTGCTCTTGGTCTATTTTCTACTACATAAAATTCACCTGGATATTTTACTTCTGCACCTGTTTCTAAATTAATATCTGATTTAGGCGGTGTGTAATTTAACTCAAAAGGTGAATCTGCTACTCCTCCGGAATTAGACTCAATAGTAATTTTTCCAGTTGCTTTATTTTGTGTAAGTGTGATTGTATCTGATTTACCGGTCTCTGAAGGTATTTCTAATCTTTTAACAGTAGTCATATCTTCAACTCGTTTTACTGCAGGAGATATATCAACTCCTTCTTTCATAATTTTATTTACAAGTGGTGAAAACCATTCAGGCATACCTTGAACTTTAGGTAAAACTTTCCCAGCAACTTTTGTAGCTTTAATACCAGCACCTTTAATTGCTTTTCCTAAAGCAGGTAATGCAGCGATACCTCCCATTATTTTTAATAAAGTTCTACGATCCATTATTCAGATTCCTTGTTAGATAGATAATCATATAAGCTATACGCTCCAGATGCAACAAGTCCTGGAATACCTAAAAATCTAGAAGCCCCAGCAATAACTCTTGGACTTAAACCTAATCTTAAAGCTGTGCTTAATTTACCTGGAATTGCTTCCCCTACATTTTTTAAAGATCCAAAGTCTTTTGCAAATCCTAAAATACCAGGCGCTCTCGCAGCTGTTGGTGCTGCAATTGTTCCTGCTCTTTTTCCTAAAGTTTCCATTGTTGCAAGTCCCAAATAATTTAATGGATCTGTTACTATATCTTTTGTAGTTGTTTCTTCGTCCAATATTTGTGGTGCTGTAAATGCAGCGGTAGCAAGTGGACTTCCTAATCTATAAAATCCTTTTGCAAGAGTTCCTGTTATTGGAGATTTACCAATAGCTTTTCTTTCCTCAATTGTTTTTTTAACATCAGGTAAACCAAGAGCAACTGTCGCTCCTCCAATGGTTGCACCTACTTGACCAACCATCTTACCTATGTCTGCTACTTCTTCTGGTATTTCATTATCCGCGATCCAATATAAAACATCCGATTGAGATGCTTTTACATTTGGATCATCTTGTTTAACAAATCCTGCATAGGAGTCATATTTAATTTGTTCAGCTAGTTTAGGTTCTGGTGCTTGACCTTCTACTACTTGGTCTTGCATCGCGGTCTCTGTGTCTTGGACCGAGGATGGAACTTTTGCTTCAGCAGTGCTTGGACTTAAAGCTTGATATCCTAAATATGCAGCAGCAGGCACGCCAAAAACTCTTGGAGCTTTTTGTGCTAAAGCTTTTAATACTTGAGTATTACCTTTTTGACTTTGTAAAAAAGGTCTAATTTCATCTACTGTTTTTACATCTGTTGGAATTTTAAAAGAATATCCATGTTTTTTATAAATATCATCAAACAGTTCTCCATAATTTTCTAATGCATTTTTATTTTTAATTACTTTACTTGGTTCCTCAAAACTAAATTCTAAAGCTCTAACTGGAAGTTGTCCTGATTTTAAATTTTTATTTGTATCTGCTGTAAATTCTTTTGCTATAGTATTAAATTC